CATCTTTGGCAGAAATTAGAGCAAAACTAAAATCACAAGAATCACGCAGTGAGCGTACAGGCGGCGGCGACAACGCAATTTACCCACATTGGAATATCCCAGAAGGCAGTACTGCAGCAGTGCGTTTCCTTCCTGACGGCGATCCTAACAACACATTTTTCTGGGCTGAAAGGCTTATGATTCGTTTACCATTTAATGGTATTAAAAACGACATGAACAGCAAGCCAGTAGTGGTACAAGTACCATGTGTTGAAATGTGGAACGAAACCTGTCCAGTACTAAGTGAGGTCCGTGGTTGGTTCAAAGACTCGTCACTAGAAGAAATGGGACGCAAATATTGGAAGAAGCGTAGTTACATCTTCCAGGGATTTGTAAATGAAAACCCACTTCAAGAAGATACACCTGAGAATCCAATTCGCAGGTTTGTTATCTCACCAAGCATCTTTAACTTAATTAAAGACGCACTAATGGATCCGGACATCCAGGAAATGCCAACAGATTATACTGCTGGTTTGGACTTCCGTATCACAAAAACCACTAAGGGTCAGTATGCAGATTACAGCACAAGTAAATGGGCTCGTAAAGAAACTGCACTAACTGAATCACAAATGGCAGCTATTGAAACAAATGGCTTACATACACTTAGTGATTTCCTCCCTAAGAAACCTACTGAAGTAGAATTGCAGTGCATTAAAGAGATGTTCGAAGCAAGTGTAGATGGACAACCCTACGATGTAGATCGTTGGGGGCAGTATTATCGTCCATATGGTATTGACGCTCCAGCAGGTTCCTCAACCTCTAGTACGTCTACTGCAACGGCAGCGCCAACTACCCCAGCACCTGCTCCGGCAGCAACTCCTTCACCAATCGCAGCGGCTCCTGCTCCTGCTCCACAAGTTGAAACAGTGGCAGCACCTGCAGAAGCAGCACCAGCTGGTGAAAGCAAGCGGGCAGAGGACATCCTAGCGATGATCCGTAACCGCCAATCATAAGGCTAAGTAAGGGCGAGCAAGCAATTGCTCGTCCATTCTATTCAGGAAGGAAATTTCAATGGCAAAGCCGTTTGACGTGAGCAAATTTAGAAAAGACATTACAAAAAGTATTGATGGTTTAAGCATTGGCTTTCACGATCCAACAGATTGGATCAGCACAGGAAGTTATGCACTTAACTATCTTATCAGTGGAGACTTTCATCGTGGCGTGCCTATGGGCAAAGTTACAGTGTTTGCTGGAGAATCAGGTGCAGGTAAGAGTTACTTTGCATCAGGTAACATTGTGCGACATGCACAAGAGCAAGGCATCTTTGTTGTGCTAATTGACAGTGAGAACGCACTGGATGAAAGTTGGCTACAAGCACTTGGTGTTGATACAGACGAAAGCAAATTGCTTAAACTAAGCATGAGCATGATTGATGACGTTGCTAAAACTATCAGTGTGTTTATGGCAGACTACAAAGCAATGGCAGAAGAAGATCGTCCTAAGGTATTGTTTGTGCTTGATAGTTTGGGTATGATGATGACACCTACTGATGTTGATCAGTTCAATAAAGGTGACATGAAAGGTGATATGGGTCGTAAGCCTAAAGCACTAACTGCACTTGTGCGTAACACAGTTAACATGATTGGTAGTTACAATGTAGGTATGGTGTGTACTAACCACACATACGCATCGCAGGATATGTTTGATCCAGATGATAAAATCTCAGGCGGACAAGGCTTTATCTATGCTAGTAGTATTGTTGTTGCAATGCGTAAATTAAAGCTCAAAGAAGATGAAGATGGCAACAAGACTAGTACAGTACAAGGTATCCGTGCAGCGTGTAAGGTTATGAAAACACGTTATGCAAAGCCGTTTGAAGCAGTGCAGGTTAAGATTCCTTATGAAACAGGCATGGATCCTTACAGTGGGTTGCTTGACTTGTTTGAAGCAAAAGGCATGCTTACCAAGCAAGGCAATCGTTTAAAGTATACAACTACTGCAGGTGAAGAAATGCTGGAATTCCGCAAAGGTTGGACAGGCGAAAAACTTGAAAAGATCATGCAGGATATTTCAAACGCAGATGGACTAAGTATTGACGATATTGCAGAAACAATTACTGCACCAAATGGTGATGTAGTTGATCCAGAAACAGGCGAAGTATTAGAAGAGAATGAATAACAACAAAGATACATTTTGTGTTGCCCCTTGGTTTCAAATTCATAATTCCAATACTATGGTTAAAAAAGTTTGCTGTTTAGTATCTAATAAAATTACAGAAGACATACCTAGTCAGTCAATGAACTCCTTGGAATATTTAAATTCCAAGCCGATACTAGATTTAAAAAAAGATCTTGCCAATGGAATAAAATCAGAGCATTGTAAAAAGTGCTGGAATAACGAAAAAAATGGAATAACAAGTATGCGACAAAATCTAAACTTGCTACTATCAATGCAAAAAGATTCCGATTCTATAGGTTGGATGGATCTATACTTTAGAAAAAAAAATGACTTTACTAGTGATTTAATTTTGTCTGCAGATATCAGTGTAGGGAATACTTGTAATTATGCTTGCGTTATGTGCGATCCTGGAGAGAGTTCGTTAATTTACAAATATTGGATGTCTACAATAGATCATCCAATTGTACAATCTAAACTTTCAAAAGATCCAACATATTTGGAAAGATCTAAGTCTTTTTCCTTTAAAAATAAAGCATACATGGATTATGTAGATGATATTCTAGAAAAAAATCAGAATATTAGATTTTTAAAATTTCTCGGTGGTGAACCTTTTTTAGACAAGCACCTAATAAACAAGTTGCAGCAACTCCCGGCTCATAAAAAAGATAAACTAAGTTTATTATTTGTTACAAATGCTAGTAAAGATTTTTCAGACATAATAGATTCTCTTGGAGATTTTAAATATATACAGTGCAGTGTTAGTCTCGAAGGAGTAGGAAAAGTACAAGAATGGGCTAGGTACGGATCTGACTGGAAGCAAGTTGAACAACACGTTCTCAAAGCAGTTAACAATCCAAAAATTGATGTCACAGTATTGTATACGTTTCAGACGGCAACAGTATTAGGATTTGCAGATCTTGCAAATTGGTGCAAATCTAACAATATCATGTTAGGCACTAACATAGTATACGAACCGGCATGTCTTAGTGTAAAAACTTTGCCAGAGGACATAAAGAAAAAACTATTAGAAGATATAGTAAATAACAAAAATATTATTAACGACATTGAAACTAGTTATGAAGATTTACTGGTAAAAGTTAATGATTTAGAATATGATCCAGCCTTATGTGATGATTTTTTTTCGTATATTGATTGGTATGAATCTAACAAAAATATTGAAAAACTGAAAAATATTTTTCCAGAACTGTATAGGTAAAAAAATGAGTGATGTAGAAGTTGTAATTGACGCTTATAAAATTCTTAAAGAGTATATCCCAGCAAAGGATAGACAGTTAGCAAGTGATCATTTTGTAGAAGATATGCAAGAGATTCTTGACGAACAAGATCTATTTAAACTTGGTGGTGTAGACAAATACCTCAAAGCAAGCGTAAAAGACTTGCTTGGGGAAGAGGACTTCGAACTCGAAGATGATGAGTATTGAGCCAATACTACAACAGAATTGTAAATGACCTGAGTGCTATTCCAGCTTTCATTAACTTTTACGAAAGTGAACTGGAAGAAGCAAAGCGTGAGTGTCATGTTAAAGGTATTGTAGAAAAGAATATTACTGCATTACCAGGTATTACTGAGCATCGTTTCAATCAACTACAAGAGATTGAAGCGGTGCTTAACTACCTCAACATACAACTGCGTAAGATTAGACGCAAGCATTTTCAGAAGTATTTGGAAGGATATGCCCGTGCATTAACAAGTCGCGATGCTGAAAAGTATGTAGATGGTGAAGATGAAGTCATTGACTTTGAGACTATTATTAACGAAGTAGCACTGCTACGCAACAGATGGCTGGGCATTATGAAAGGCTTGGATACTAAACAGTGGCAAATGGGACACGTTGTTCGTTTGCGTACAGCAGGCATGGAAGATATTAGAATTGACTAACATGACACTAGGCGAACAAACGCTGGAGTTTCTCAATCAATTTGATGACTTTAAGCGAAGCATCAAACACATGGCTGATTTAGGATGCGGCAATGGATCGCATTTAGAATATTGGGCAAACATGCGTGACATTAACGAAGATGGTGAACCAGGTAGATACCTGGATATTGCCTGTCATGGCATTGATTTAAACTGCGAACATATCAAACCTCAGCGTCACAACATCACTTATAAGAACCATGATCTTAACACTGACACTCCTATGCTAAGTGTAAAAGTAGATGTTGTATGGTGTCACGATGTTATGCAATACATCTATAGTCCACTGGAGTTTTTAGGGCGTGTCAATCGTGCAATGACCATGGGCGGCATGCTTTACTTGAACGTACCCAGTACAGTTAATGTGTTACAGCATAGATTTCAAAACTACACACCTGCACAGCACTATAATACATTTACTGTAACACAAATATTGTATTTGCTTGCACTAAATGGATTTGATGTAAAAGAT